GCAAATGGCAGCAGGATCTAATGGTGATTTCACAGTAGCATCTTTCTTTAGCTTCTACTGGTCTGAGATGGCTAACGCTATTGCAGGACAAATTGAGTCTTTAAGATGGCAAGGTGATACCTTATCTGTTAATCCACAACTTGCTTTGTGTGATGGTTATGAGAAAGGATTAGCTGCTTCAGTTGTAGCAGGTGATGTTATCAATGGTGGTACAGGTGGTATCACTACGTTTACAGGTGTAGCTGGATTAGGTGCTAAATTAGCAGCTGCTTTTGCTTTGGTTCCTGCAGCTATTGCTTCCCGTACTGCTGACTTGCGTATCTACATGCCTACTCAATTGGTTAATATCTACCGATTAGGTGTAGCTTCAGGTAACACTAATGCATACATCACTCAGGATCTAGCTTTGACTTACTTAGGTATCAAAATAGTAATTTGTCCAGGGATGTCAAATGATACTTTTGTAATTACTTTGAAAGATAACCTTATCTATGCTTTTGATGGTGAGGGTGACTCTTCAGACTTACGTGCTGTGAACTTAGCAGATACTGTTGCTGAGCCTGTAATCAGAACTCGTGCAAACATGAAAGTAGGTTTCAGCTTTGTTAATCCTACAGATATCGTTTACTACGCTTAATACTAACTCATAAGGGGGGGCAACCCCCTTTATATAAAACTTAAAAAATATGCCTATAACTTGTACAGCCTTAGAAGGCATCGCAAAAAATTGCGACAACAACAGTGGTGGTATCTATGCGATATGGTTTATCCCACAAGATAACATCTCTTTAATAAATGAAAATATAGTATTCCCTAATTATCAGATAACAGCTATAACTTTAACTGCTCCTCTAGTGCTTTTTGAAAATTTCTTTGTAAGACGAAACACATCTAACTACACAGAAGAGACAGCCGTAGATTTAATTAATGGCTCTACTTTTGTTACTCAGACTATAAATGCAGTATTTCACAGACGTGACGCTGCTAAGTCTAATGCACTGAAGATACTAGGCTCAGGACAACAGTACCTAGCAGCTGTAGTGTTAGATGCTAATGGCAAATACTGGTACTTCCCCTTTATGCAGCTTACTGCTACTGGTGAAGGATCAGGTACAGCTCGTGCAGATGGCTCTAAATATACTGTTACCACAGTAGCTGAGAATGAGAATCTAGCCGTAGAGGTTATCTTATCAGGTGGAACTGCTGCTTACACTGCTTTAGGGTTAGTTTAATCTACTGCCTCTCTATTAAATTAGCCCTGCATATTGTGGGGCTTTTTTTATTTGTGAACATTTGAGCTTACAAATATAATATAGGTATGATATACATTGAGCAAGGGGTAGTTAATCAAGTGGTGCTTACCTTAACAGAAGTAACTACTGTACCCACCCCTCACTATCTGTTTGCTTTTACTAATACAATGAATACTACTTCTAGCACTCAGTTATTTACCACTGCAGATACTAGCTTATGGCCTGAACGGTACAATCTCTTTGCAATTAATGAGCCTGTAGATATTACTTTATTGCAAGGGCAGTTTATATATCAGATTTATGAGAGCTCAGTACCCTATGTACTACCTTTATCTATTGCACAAACCACAGGAGTGGTAATAGAAGAGGGTAGAATGGTGGTAAGTGGGCCAGTAGGCACCTCAATATACGATTAACTATGGCATGGTATAATAATTTATTCAAAAAACAAAGCTCAACACCTGAAGTGGTAGAAGGCTATCAATCTTTCAGCACTCCATTCTTACCTGTAGGTAAAGGTGATTTATCCCTGCCCTATGTTAATGGTAGATATGCCACTAATATGTGGGTGAGATTTGGTAATGATAACCTATATCCTCAGCTACTTAATCAAATGTATTTTTCTAGCCCCTTACATGGTGCCATAGTAGATTATAAAACTAATGCAGTGATAGGTGGTGGCTTTGCTTTGGCTACTGATAAACTAACTACCCCTGAGAAGCTAGAGCTTTATATGTTTGAAAGGAAAATAAAAATTAAACAAACGGTAAAAGCTGTTACTAGACAGTTAATTGTGCACAATAGGATCTATTGCAAATTATGTTTTGATAGTACCAAAAAACTAATTAAGATTGAAAACATATCGCCTGAAAAAGTAAGAATATCTAGGAATAAAGATATGTACTATCTATGTGAGGATTGGAGTACTAATATAGATGTAAGAGAGATTAAGCCTTATCACGTAGCATGCTCAGATTATGAGCAGTTATATTGCTATGAGATTCAATCACTAGGCCAGGATTACTACTCACTACCACAATATACCTCAGCACTTAACTTTGCTTTCTTATCAGGTGAGCTTAGCTACTTTGCTAAATCTAATATCCAAAATAGTGTTTTTCCTAGCTTTGCCATGATGTTTCCTAAGAGACCACAAAGCGAGGAAGAGAAGCACATGATTAAAGAGACTATAGATAGAATGAAAGGGGCTGCTAATGCAGGAAAAGCAGTTGCATTCTTTGCTAACTCAGCTGATCAACTTCCTAAGATTGAAAGCCTACCTACCAATGGCAATGATAAGCTATTCCATGAGGCATCTGCACTGAATACTGAACAGATTTGCTTTGCTCATACTATAGATCCTATATTAATGGGAGTACGTACCACAGGAAGCCTTGGAGGTGGTGCAGATATTAAGCAGGCTTATGTGATATTTGAAAAGAATGTAGTAATGGAGCTAAGAGGATGTGTGATGGCTATCTTTAATGAGCTATTAACCATCTCCAAAATCCCTGCACAATTTACTATTAATAACTTTCAGATAATAGATGAGAATATAGTAGAGCTTGAGGCAGATACTTCTAGGATTAATAATTTAATTAGTGCTATGCACCCTACTATAGCTCAGAAAATACTTGATAATATGACAGCTGATGAGATACGAGCTCTAGCTGATTTACCACCACTTACTAACCCCATTGTATAATGCTATTCTTCATAACAGAAACTTACCTTAAAGTAAACACCCCTATCACAGCTAATGTAGATGTAACAGATGTTACTCCCTATGTAGCTACTCAGGCAGCACTAAGGATACAGCCTATCCTGGGCACCACGTTCTACAACTATATGCTAACTCAGTACAATGCTCAGACACTTAACCCTGATGAGATAGATCTAGTAGAATTTATACAGCCAGTGATAGCATGGAGGAGTGCAGAAGATGCAGTATTTGGATTAACCTACCAACTAAAAAACAAGGGACTGCAAACACAATCAGGTGATTACTCTGCTAGTGTATCTCGTAGCGAAGTTGCCTTTGGAATGGAACACTATGCACAGAAAGCATCATTCTTTGAGCAGAGACTTATCAGATGGCTACTAGCTAACAAGGCACTATTTCCTCAGTTTATATCTACCACTAACATGGATACTGATCTTAGGCCTATGTTTAACTCATGTAACATGTGCAATCAACAAACATACACCTGCACTGGTATGTGTGGTAACTTTAGAGAGAATGGATATAACAACTCTATATTAATACTATAATGAAAACACAGCTATTAATTTTATTAACAACTTTTCAACAAAAATTTGTGCAACTATTAGCAGTTATCAGCTCATTCTTTTTGCCTATCTCAGGTATACTCTTTTTAATTGCTTTTGCTATTGTGGTAGATACTATTACAGGAATTTGGAAGGCTAAAAAACTAAAAATTAAAATTACATCGCGCAAACTTTCGGCGGTAGTTTCTAAATTAATGCTGTATGAGGTGGCTGTAATTGGTTTCTACCTGATAGACTTTTGGATACTTAATGATATTATTTTAAAGTTTTTTTCAGTGCCCCTAATGCTAACAAAAATACTTAGCTTAATACTAGTAAGCATAGAAGTGATGAGCATAAATGAAAATTACAAAGCAGTAAAAGGTATAGATATTTGGCAGGGTATGAAAAACTTATTTGCCAGGGCTAAAGAAATTAAAACAGATCTAAATGGACTTAGACATAACAAAGATAATTCAACACCGATTATCTAAAGATCAATACGTAGATGAGCTTACAGAAAAGAGACAAATCTATCTGCATCATACTGCAGGTGGGCCTAGTGGCATAGCTGTAGCAAAGTTCTTTAATCAGAAAGTAGGGAAGGTCGCCACTGCCTTTATAATTGGGGCAAACGGTACAATAGTACAATGTTTTAGTTCTAAAAATTGGGCTTATCACCTGGGATTAAAACAAGAGGTATTTAGTGAGGCAGGAGTAACTTATAGGAGTTTAGATAGATTATCTGTAGGGATAGAGATCTGTAACTATGGCCCATTAACTAAAAGAAATGGCTACTACTATAACTATGTAGGGGGTAAGATAGACTATAAAGAAGTCACTACACTTAAAGAGAAGTACAAAGGGCATATCTATTGGCAGTCATATACAGATGCACAGATAGAAAGCACTCGCCAGCTGCTAGTGTACCTGTGTGACCAGTACAATATCCCTAAAGATTACTTTGCTAGCATATTTGATATAGATAAACGTGCTTTAAGGGGAGAAAATGGTATATTTACACACAATAGTGTGAGAAAAGATAAATCAGATATATATCCCTGCCCTAGAATGATAGCAATGCTACAGAACTTATGAGATACATCCTACCAATTATCGCACTATGCCTCTTAGGCTCCTGCTCAAGTGCTAAGAAAGCACAGTACCACTATAAGAAAGCACTTAAGCATGGGCTAAAGTTAGTAACTCAAAGTGATACTATCAGAATTACTGCCCTAGATAGCTTTGCAGTGATACGAAATGATACGATTGTATACGAGAAGTTTATTACCACTAAAGATACCATCATTCAGTTTAATAATATTTATGTTCCTAAGACCAGGTGGCAAACTAGAATAGAATATAGGTACAAAACTAAGATACTTAAGCAGGATGTGCTCAAATATAAGTACATATACAAGGATGGTAAGATTAAAAAAGCTAAGACTAATTGGATGCTGTTTGTCTATGGGCTTATAGCCGGCTTTCTAGTGAGCTTTGTGCTTAGAATACTTGACAAACTATACAACCCCTTAAGATGATAAAACACGCAAAGAATATACATGAGTTACATATAGATGGTAGCCATGCTAGGATAGCTATGCTTAGTGATCTGCACTGGGATAACCCTAAATGCGACAGAGTAATGCTAAAAAAACACCTTGACTACTGCTTAACAGAGCAGATACCTGTCATGGTTAATGGTGATTTTTTCTGTCTTATGCAGGGTAAAGGTGATAAGAGAGGTAATAAGTCTGATATTAGACCTGAGCATAACAATGCTAAGTACCTTGATAGCATAGTAGAGACTGCTGTAGATTGGTTTATGCCTTATGCATCTATAATTAGGCTAATAGGATATGGCAACCATGAAACTGCTATCATAAAGTACCAAGAAACTGATATATTACAAAGGTTTGTGGACCTCCTTAACATTAAAAGTGGTGCTAACATACAAGTAGGTGGATATGGGGGGTGGATAATAGTGCGCAACATGATGGGCACGATAAGCACTAGCACTAAGATTAAATACTTCCATGGATCAGGTGGTGGTGGGGTAGTTACAAAAGGTGCTATCAATTTAACCAGGGCACTAGAACTGTATGAAGGCTTTGATGTGTTTACAATGGGCCACATCCATGAGAACAGCTGCAGGAATGACGTAAGAGATACAGTAGATCATCAGGCAGGTAATGGCTACACTCACAAACAGAAGCAATTACACCTAATGCTCACAGGAACGTACAAAGAAGAGTATGGTGAAGGAAGCTATGGGTGGCATGTTGAACGTGGTGCTCCTATTAAGCCTCTAGGTGGTAGGATACTTACTATAAAAGTTGAGAGATTTAGCCAAAAGAGCTGTAAATATGTAGATAGTCACAAATTTAATATGTAAATTTGTACTAGGTTTAATTGGTTAAGAAGCCCTCTATTAGTGGTTTGGTAGGGGGCTTTGTTATTAACTAACAATTTATTGTTGATAACTTAATGTAAAAAGAATTGAACAGTATATTGTAAGTAAGTATATTTGTCTCACTAACTAATTAAAACAAACCACAATGACAAACCAAGAAAGAGAGATTATTATCTCGTATCAGCAAGAGCTCTATTCAGAAGCTCAAGAAACTCAAGAATTATTTGGATACCATGATCCTGAAGCTAAACGGCTATACAGCCAGTGGTATGCAATAGGTGAGCTACTTGAAAAATTAGAAGCACAATGATGTACAGCCCTGAGATTAACTATGTGAGACCTTGTGAGGCTCATGTAGAATGGTATGATGAGGATGGTAGTACTTGCTACACAAGTGAGTTTATTATTAACTTCTTAGCCTATGATGATGTAGATGCCATGTATATGACTAGCACAAAACAGTTAATGTATGGTCCTAAATTAGCATATCATCCCACTGAACTAGAAGTAGAATTTTGTACAACATTAGTAACTAACACTGCACAAAATAACCCTGAAGATTGGGGATATTCTGAGTGGACTAAACAAGACAGCGATGACTACTTTAACGAAAGATGATAACATATACATACCTACCACATACAGCCTTAAAAGGAAGATGTTATGGTGGAGAGAGCAGAGCTGTGAGGAAGATAAAGGTGGTAGCTTTGACTTAGAGCTGTACCTAGACTACTTAAGTGAGCAGGACTTTAACCCTCCTACAGATGTTTAAGCTAATGTACTACATAGGTGATAAGCTCATAGAGAGCTATCACTTCCCATCCATGCAATTAGCAAGGTGGAAGCAGAGCCAACTGAGAAAGCAAGGCAGTCACAATAATGGTCACTTCAAAATAGAGAAAGTATGAATAGAGTATGGCTAGAGGATAGCGTAGAGCCTGAAGGTGGCTCATGGTGGAATTGCTACCTAGGCAAAGATGGCAAGCTGCATGATTACATCTTCACAGATGAGCAAGCAGATACTCCCCAGTGGTATATTGATAACGGTTACATAGTAGAAGAGGTATGAATATCAAAGCAGAAGTGATTAAAAGATACCCATTTGAGAGTACAGCTGTAATAGCTAAGGAATTAGGGATAACAATATCAAAGGTGTATAATATCGCATGGGCCTATAAGATACATAAGGACATCAACTACCTTAAGACTGCAGCAAGTGGTAGGTTTATAGAGCCGAATGTAGCTAATCAATATAAGCCAGGGCACACTCCTCACAATAAAGGTAAGCAAATGCCTGAAGATATATATCATAAGGTAAGAGGTACTATGTTTAAGCCAGGGCACAGGCCTATGAATTGGAAGCCTAATGGTACAATAAGCTATAGACCTGAGAAATGTGGTAGATTATACGCTTATATTAAGCTAAGTGATAGTAAGTGGCAACTGTACAGCAGATATGTGTATGAAGCTAATTATGGGGTAATACCTAGAGGGCATATAGTAATACACATAGATGGTAACAATACTAACCATGATATAAGTAACTTAAAAGCAATTACCATGAAGGAAAACATGCTACGTAACACCATCCATAGATACCCTGAAGAGATACAACAACTAATTAAATTAACCAATAAACTAAAAAACAAAACAAATGGCACAAAACAAACTAAGTGATCTACGTGATCATATCTTCATGGCCCTAGAGAGACTAGCTGATGAAAATTTAACACCTGAACAAATTAATGCTGAAGTAGAGAAGTCAAAGGCAATAGCTCAGCTAAGCTCTGCTATTATATCTTCTGCTAAGGTAGAGATAGACTTCATTAATGCTACAGGAGTGCTTGAGAGCCAGTCTGAGCTCTTTAAGTCAGTAACCCAAAATAAACTAAAATGACTAACCTAGAATTAGTGCAGGATTACATAGTAAAGTACAAACTACAAGAGCACTCAAAGTATCAGAAGTTAGTCTATATGAGGTATTACCTGTACAATGTACTGTACAAAGATGGTATGGGCTTATCTGCTATAGGTAGAGTATTTAATAGGACACATGCAACTATCTACAATGGCCTTAAGAAGCATGACGATTACACTAGCTACAAAGATAAGGTATACATTCTTTATACAGCTGATTTAGCTAATAAATTTGTTAAAAAGCAAAAGATTAAACCCTTGAAGGATATGGTGTTAGAACTTTCTAGCATGGAGCAAGTTGAGTATCTTCAGACCATGATTGCTAACCATTATATATGACGGTATGACGCTACGCTATAGGGGCTCTTTGAGAGTTCCACAAAAAGTGGAGGGGTACTAGGTTTTTCTAGCGTCGCATCGTCATGAAATATGCTTAAACCTATACCTACACTATTTATTAGCCAATGACGATAACTTTATTTGCGACATTATTACCAATTTAACGACATTATTACTACATTTGCGACATTATGAATATATCAGTTTTTAAGTCTCTACTTCAATCTAAAGAGACACCTTTTACACAAACTGCCCTCGAGGTATATTACAGGATAAAAGAAGGATACCCTGAATTAATACAAAAAATAGAAAAAATTAGGGCTTTAGATAAGGGGCATGAGGAGTATGATAAGACAAAAAAGTCACTACGAGCTATTATGTTCAATGGCACCTTTAGTGAACGTAATGATAATGGCCTAATACAGCACTCAGGGCTTTGTATTACTGATTTTGATGATTACCCTAACCTAGAAGTAATGGAAGCTGAACGTGCTAAGCTAATAAGCTCACCATACACTTATATGCTGTTCACTTCTCCTAGTGGTAATGGGCTCAAATGTGTAATTAAGATACCTGCTTGTGATAAAGCTGAGCACAAAAGAAGATTTAAGGCCTACCAACAGCACATAGATAGTGAGTACTTTGATCCTAGTAGTGCTAATGTGAGCAGGGTATGCTTTGAGAGCTATGACACTGATGCATATATTAATATCAAGGCCTTAGAGTACACTGATATTACACAGGATGCAGGCTTCAGCTCATTTGAGAGGGTACCAGTGCTATCTATTACCAATGATGATAAGATTATAGGCCTAATAATGAAGTTTAATTTTGGTGATTTTAGGGCAGGTAGGAATAATTGGATATTCAAAGTGGCTTCCTGCTTCTGTGAGTATGGTATAGATGTTACCACTGCTAAAAATTACCTTATACAATATGCTGAGGATGGCTTTACTGAAAATGAAATAAGAATAGCTGTAGGAAGTGGATATAAGAAAGCCCTGCCTAACAGCAAATACTTTGAAGATAATGCCACTATTGATAAAGTTAAGCTAAAAATAAGGGATGGTATTAAGCCTGAAGATATTGTAAAGCAGCTTGATGTATCTTCTGAGGTAGTAGCCGATATTAATAAGGAAGTAGCTAATAGTGAAGAAGTTTTTTGGAAGGTAGACAAAAAGGGAATTTGCATAGAGCCTGATTTATACACTGCCTTCCTAACTAAAAATGGATTTGCTAGATATTACCATGAAGGTGCCCATAAGTCTACACTTGTAAGAGTAGTAGAAAATAAGGTATCCCTGTCTAGTGTAGAGAAAATTAAAGATTATATACTTGACTACCTGAAAACTAAAAAACAGATTAATGTATGGAACTACTGTTGTAAGAGCCCTTACCTCTTTACAGATAACCATCTTACCATGATAGATAGCATAGAGTTCTTAATGCTTGATGATACAAAGGATATTAGCTACCTACCCTATAGAAATGGAGTAGTAAAGGTAAGTAAGACTAATATAGAGATAGTACCCTACATTGATATAGAGGGGTACATTTGGGATAGTCATATCATTCAAAGAGATTACACACCAGGTAGTGGTAGTAGGAATGACTTTAGAGACTTCATAAGCAAAATATGTGCGAATGATGTAAGTAGGATACGATCACTAGAATGTACTATTGGGTACCTGCTACATACTCACAAAGATAAGGCTGATCAAAAGGCAATTATCTTTAATGATCAGGAGATAGATGATAACCCTAATGGGGGCAGTGGTAAGAGCTTAGTGCTAACTGCTATTGGTAAGATTAGAAATATAGTTAAGATAGATGGGAAAAGCTTTAACCCTGCAAAGAGTGACTTTGTATATCAAAGGGTAAATGTAGATAGTCAGATACTGGCCTTTGATGATGTAAAAAAGAACTTTGACTTTGAGCAGCTATTTAGTTTAATATCAGAAGGTATTACTGTGAATAGAAAAAACAAAGATGAGATATTTATACCCTTTGAGCACAGCCCTAAGATAGTGATTACTACCAACTATGTGATAAGTGGTGCAGGTGGTAGCCATGATAGGAGAAGGCATGAGGTGGAGTTTTTTCAGTACTTCAATGCTACCAATAGCCCACAGGATTTGTACAAAAAATTGTTTTTCGATGAGTGGAATGAGGATGAGTGGCATGTGTTTGATAACTACATGATTAATAACCTACAGCAGTTTATGAAGGCAGGGCTAGTTAAGACTATACCTATAAATGCAGACGTTAAGAGGCTGATACAAGCTACGTGCAAGGACTTCTACGAATTTGTTATAGATAATGGCTTAGAACTAAATACAAGGCTATACAACTCAACTAGCCTCGAGAAGTTTAAGAATGAGACAGGAGGATATAAGGACTTAGATACTAAAAGATTCCACAAATGGATAAAAGAGTACTGTAAATACAAGGACCTTAAGTTTACAACCAATAGAGATAACCATGGTAGATACTTTGAGCTCAGCAAAGAAGGTGCAGTGGTCCCTGATACTACTGATATATGGGACGAATTAACAGATAAAGCTAGTAGGATATGAACAAAGCAAACAAAGCTCTACTCAGAGCACTAGAGACTAAGTACATGGCATACAGGTACCCATCAGCACCAGGTCATGTAGTACCCTTTACTGTCTACACTGACAGCACAGCTAATGGGCTCACTAGATGTATCTGTGACTTTCTTAACTACAGTGACCACCAAGCTGAACGTATTAATACTATGGGAGTGGCTAGAACTAAGAGGGCTACCTGTGGTAAGATAGTAGGGGTAACATGGACCAAAAGCACTAGCACCCCAGGCTCAGCTGATATATCTGCTACCATCTATGGTAAGTCAGTGAAGATAGAGGTAAAGATTGGTAAGGATAGGATGAGTGAAGCTCAGAAGAGATACCAGGAGAATATAGAGAGAGCAGGAGGGATATACTATGTGGCTAAGGAATTTGATAGCTTTGTGGAGTGGTATGATATATTTAGCCAAAACTATAAAAATTAACTACCTTTGGCGAAGTATAAAAACAAAACGATAAAAGATAAGTGGTAAAAGTTGACACAATAATATGAAAGCTACCCTAGAATATAACCTACCTGAGGATAGGGAGGACTTTGACTTTGCTACCAATGGCTTCAACTATTACATGGCACTTGTAGAGATGGATCAGTGGTTACGAAGTGAGTACAAGTACAATGGTAAAGAGGAGATGTATGAGGTGAGAGAGAAGCTGAGAGAAATTATTTTAGAAAATAATGTGAATATAGATTAAATTTAGTATATTTGTAAACAATTAAACTACAAACCAATGGAAAAAACAACTAAGGCTGAGAAGCCTCAGGAGGTTGAGCAGCATCCTGCTCCCTTCTATGTAAGGCTTCACCAAGCCAAACAACTAATAGGTAAGGTACATAAGAACGCTACTAACCCCCACTTTAAAAAGTCCTATGCAGATATCAATTCTATCTTAGAGACTGTTGAGCCTATTTTATTACAGCATGATCTACTTTTGCTACAGCCTATAGAAAATGGTAGTGTATGTACTCAAATTGTATGCATATACACAGGCTTTAGTATCTCTAGCTGTATGACCTTAGACCTTAGCTTAGATGCTCAGAAGCAGGGCAGTCAAATCTCTTACTTTAGGAGGTACACCATTCAGAGCCTGCTAACTTTACAAGCTACAGATGATGATGGCCATGTGGCTGCAACTGCTAAGCCTAAGATTAGTATGGAGAGATTTGATGATGCACTAGTAGCTATAGCAGATGGTAAGTATTCTGTAGAGAAGTTAAAAGATAGCTTTGACCTAACCGACCTTCAGCAGAAGGCTTTACTCCTAGTACAATGAAGATAAGATGCAGCTCCATAGGTAAGATAATGACTTCCTCCAAAACTAAAGCGGAGGTACTATCGCAAACAACTAAGACGTATATCCAGGGCCTAGCCCTGGGACACGTTTATGGGATACGAAAAGAATTTACTTCTAAGTATACTGATAAGGGTAATGAGTGTGAGGATATGTGCTTAGGGTTCGTCATGGAAGTGCTAGATAAGGGCTTTCTGTTTAAGAATGATAAGAACTATAGTAATGATTGGCTTACAGGTACTCCTGATGTGGTTACTGATCAGGTGCTAATAGATGTTAAAAACTCATGGAGTGGTAGCACGTTCCCATGGTTTGAAACTGAGTCTCCTAATAAAGATTACTACTACCAGCTTCAAGGGTATATGTGGCTAACTGATAAACAAGAGGCACTGTTATGCTACTGCCTAACCAATACACCCCATGCCATAGTAGAGCAGGAGGTAAAGAGTGCTCACTATAAGTTAGGGCTAATGGAGGAGAGCCTGGACTTAAGAGACCAGGTGCAGAAGCAACACAGCTTTGACCATATCCCTGATGCTAAGAGAGTAAAGACTTTTGTAATACAAAGGGATGATGAGGTGATAGAGCAGATTAAGCTCAAGGTAGAACAATGCAGAGAGTATTATAACCAATTAATAACACAACTATGAACAGAATGAAAAATATAATAATCTTTTTAAGCGCGTTAATTATCGAAATTTGTTCGACCTTTTATATTCGGAGTGTATCGGAAGCAAACATTTATGGAATGATATTCTTTGCTTTCATCGCGCCGTTCATTGGGTTACCATTTGCGGGTTATATGGTAGAATCAAAACTTTGGATTGAAAGAATAAAAATGGCGTTCGCGTTAGCCTTTGGATATGTAACGGGAGTAATAATAGTAATAAATCTAATTAAGTAAAATGGAAACAAAGAACAATTCAGGTGCTATCTTTAAGAATGATAAGCGTACTGCTGAAACTCACCCACACTACAAGGGTAAGGTAATGGTAAACAATGAAGAGATGGAGATAGCTCTATGGCTCAAAGAAAGTAAGACAGGACTTAAGTACTTTAGTGCTCAGTTCACACCACCTTACAAACGTGCAGAACTATCACCTACTCCTATAGCACAAGCTACAGATGATGATTTGCCATTCTAAATAATTGCACTATCTTTGGGCACATGAACTTACTTGTACTTGTGCCCCTAGCGTGGTGGTTTGTTAATTTCGAGCCTCTTCAAGCAACTTTTGATAAGATATTCAGTTATAGAACTAAGTATCCAATAGCCATACATATACACTCAGCAATGGG